AACTTAACAGTTAATCTAGATAGAGTTTCACACATGATTGAAGAAATTTGGATGGATGGTCCAAATGGTATTGGAAAACTAAAAATAATGCCTACACCAATGGGTAAGATTGTTACAACTTTACTCGAAAGTGGTGCAAAATTAGGAGTTAGTTCCAGAGGTTCTGGTAACGTAAGTGAAAGCGGTGAAGTTCAAGACTTTGAAATCATCACTGTGGACATCGTTGCACAACCCTCTGCTCCAGACGCCTATCCCAAAGCCATATACGAAGGCTTATGGAACATGACCGGTGGTCAAAAATTACACGGCTTGGCACATGCTAGTTTGCATGATGCTAGAGCACAGAAGTTTTTGGCTAGCGAAATTACTAAGTTAATACATGAGCTAAACAAGAAGTAAGGAGATTCAGATGGCAGATATAACAGAAATTTTCGGTTCAGATGTGTTAAGCGAAGAACTGAAAACACAAGTCCAAGAAGCTTGGGAGACTAAGCTGTCTGAAGCCCGTGAGGAAATCTCTGCAGAGCTTAGAGAAGAATTTGCACAGAGATATGAGAATGACAAATCACAGATTGTGGAAGCAATGGACAACATGCTGTCAGATGCATTAAAGAAAGAAATTTCTGAATTTGCAGAAGACAAAGCAAAAGTTGTTGAAGAAAGAGTTGCTTACAAAAAAGCAGTCGGTGAACATTCTAATATGCTGTCAACATTTGTTTCTGATACACTAGTAAAAGAAGTAAATGAACTAAGAGCAGACAGAGAAGCACTTAAAGGTCAATTTACAAAGTTGGAAAACTTTGTAGTCAGACAACTCTCCAAAGAGTTAACAGAATTTGCTCAAGACAAAAAGGATCTAGTTGAAAAGAAAGTCAAACTAGTAGCTGAAGGTAAGAAACTTATCGAAGATACTAAATCAGCTTTCATCAAAAGAGCCGCAGGTCTTGTGGAAAAACATGTTGATTCAACACTGAAGAGTGAATTAAGCACTTTAAAAGAAGACATCAAAGTTGCCAAAGAAAACAACTTTGGTAGAAAAGTGTTTGAAGCATTCGCAGGTGAATACATGAGTTCTTACCTTTCAGAGGGTGGAGAAATACGTAAGTTGCAGAATACAATTTCAGAGTCTAAAGAAGCTGTTTCTAAATTAGAAAAAGCAATTGAAGAAAAAGAAGCTGAAGTTAAAGCAACACAAACCAAACTTAAGATTGCAGAGGACAAAATGGTTAGAGAAAAAACTCTAACAGATTTAGTTTCTCCGCTTTCAAAAGACAAACGTCAAGTAATGGTTGAACTATTGGAATCAGTACAGACTGCTAACTTAAAGAAGCAGTTTGAAAAGTATCTTCCAGCTGTGTTAAATGAGACGGTAGAATCTGCATCAGCAGATAATATTATCACAGAACACACAGGTGACAGATCGGTAAATACTGATAACAATACAACAATCGATAACGATATCGTTAATATAAAAAGACTAGCAGGATTAAGGAGTTAATACTATGTCAGATAAAACATTAACTGAAAATTGGAATGATACTAAATCAGCACTGCTAGAAGGTCTTGCAGGCCAAAAAAAAGATACAATGAGTGCAGTTCTAGAAAACACTCAGAAGTATTTGGCTGAAAGTGCCACAGCAGGTGCAACAGGTGCCGGTAACGTAGCCGCCCTAAACAAAGTTATCCTTCCAGTAATTAGAAGGGTTATGCCTACAGTGATCGCGAATGAAATCGTTGGTGTACAGCCAATGACAGGTCCAGTAGGTCAGATCCACACATTAAGAGTCAGATATGCCGACTCAGCCAACGGTGTAACAGCCGGTGACGAGGCATTATCACCAGCATCAATTGCCAGAGGTTACTCAGGTGATGATTCAGCATCAGGTACAACTGCCGATGCAACAGCTTCAAAAGAAGGTGTAGCTGGTAACAGACTATCAATTCAAATCTTAAAGCAGACTGTTGAAGCTAAAACAAGAAAGCTATCAGCAAGATGGACTTTTGAATCAGCTCAAGATGCCAATGCAATGCATGGTCTTGATGTTGAAGCAGAAATCATGGCCGCTTTAGCACAAGAGATCACAGCTGAAATCGATCAAGAAATTATCGGTTCACTATTATCTCTAGCTTCAGCTTCAGGTGATGATTACGATCAAGGTAACGCATCAGGTACAGCTACATTCGTAGGTGACGAGCATGCCGCACTTGCTGTTCTAATCAACAGAGAAGCAAACAGAATTGCACAAAGAACAAGAAGAGGCGCAGGTAACTATGCTGTTATGTCTCCAACTGCTCTTACAATTCTACAATCTGCAACAACTTCAGCTTTTGCAAGAACAACTGAAGGTACATTTGAAGCACCAACAAACACTAAGTTTGTAGGTACTTTAAACGGTGCAATGAGAGTATATGTAAACTCATATGCCTCAGACGCAACACCAGTACTAGTTGGTTACAAAGGCCCAGGTGAAGTAGATGCACCAGCATTCTACTGTCCTTACATTCCACTAATGTCATCAGGCGTTGTGATTGATCCAGCTACATTCGAGCCAGTAGTGTCATTTATGACAAGATACGGTTACGTTGAGCTTTCAAACACAGCATCATCATTAGGTAATGCAGGTGACTACCTATCAAAAATCAACATCAATACTTCAAACCTAAGCTTCTTATAAGCCGTTTAAGTATTTTTGTAATATTCAAAACGCCCGGCTCTGTGTCGGGCGTTTTTTTTTGATCATTAAAAAGTTATACATTAGATACTAATAATTCTGCTAAATAATTGTAGGAGCAGAACACAATGGCAAAAACTACCAGACGTACATCAGGAACTTTTAATTTTGCTAACACAGTAGTATTTGATGACTCGTCAACTACTATTACTAGTAATAATCTAATCACAACTGATCCAGTAATTACAGTTAATTCTAGTCAAGGATCAATACCATCAACTGGCAGTGGAATTGAAGTAGAAGAAAGCGGTGTGGTTGTTGCTAGTTTACTTTATACTCAGTCGAATGGTGCCGGTGTTTGGAGCTTTACAGGATCCGACGGTGTCACAGTAGACTTTGGAAACGCTAATATTAGTATTGGCGGAAACACCAGTTATGCTAACTTAGAAGTCACAGACACAATTACTGCCGCAAACGCAGATATCAACGGTGGCTATATTGATGGTGTGCATCTAGGACACGATGATCCAGTACACGTACATGCTTCAGATATTTACATTGAAGGAAATTTATTCTTAGCCAATGGTGACATTACAGGTTCAATTGGTAATATTGCTAATGGGCATTTTACTGGTGATCTTATTGGTAATGTTCATGCTGATGATGGTAATATTATTATTTTAAACAACGGTACAGCATCAAATGGTTCAGATGCTACTCTTAAAGCCAGAGTTCTTTCATATAATGGTACAGTTGTTTTAAACAACGGCACCAACGGAACAGATGCCACTTTCCTTGGCAATACCACAGGAACTCATTTTGGTAATATCGTACATTTGGGCACAGTTGTGTTAGACTCAACTACCGGTGCTCTCACAGGAACAGTTTCGAGTCTGTCAAATCATACCACAGACAATTTAGCAGAAGGCTCTGCTAATTTATATTACACAGACACAAGGGTTGACAATGTGATAGCAAACACATCTATTAATTCACTTTCAGACGTTGCTATTGTAGATAATCCTGCCAATGATGGCGGTTATTTGAGATTCAATTATTCAAACTCAGGTTCAACAGTTGATGTTGCATTTTTAGGACAAGCAGTTGCTAATTTTAAAACAGATCAAAACACATCAACCACAGCAGTATCAGGTACAACACTGCAAAATGAATCAGCATCAGGATTGTCAGTGTCAATCACTCCTCAAAGCTCAGCAAACAAAATAGAAATTCAAACACAGGTAAGATACACTGTGCAGACTTCTTCCGGAGACACAGAATTTTATATTAGATTGTACAGAGACAAAGGTGCCAACACAGAAGTTTTATTAAGTGAAGATGTTGTTGTAGGAAATACCACAGAAACATTCCATCAAACTCATTTTAGCACTTTTGATGCACCCGGTGATACTTCTGCTCACACATATTCAGTATACTACGATGCTAACACAGCCAATGGAACACTAACACCAAATCCAACCTATTCAACAGGCACAGATACCAGTCATAACTGTATACATCTAACAGAAATTATTGACCAAGCCAATATTCTAACTGAAATTTCACAAGACACATCACCGCAGATTTCAGCATCGGCATCAAATTTAGATCTAAACAACAAAAAAATTATTAATCTTGCTACGCCTACACTTGGTACAGATGCCGCAACAAAAACATATGTTGACAACGCTGTAACATCATCTGATACTTTAGCTGAATTAACAGATGTTAATGTTGGTGCCAATAGTTCTCTTGCTTCTACTGGTGATGCACTAGTATGGACAGGCAGTGATTGGCAGGCACAAGCACCTTTTAGTCAAACAGACTTTGATAATGCAGTAGCAAACACATCAATTAATTCATTGTCAGATGTTGACACATCTGGTGCAACAGCAAATTCAATACTAAAATACAATGGCAACACTTGGGTAGTAGGAACAGACATTGACACAGATACTGGAATATTAAGTGTTCGTGATGATACATCACCACAACTTGGCGGAAATTTGGATTTAAACTCACAATCAATCACAGGAACAGGAACAGTTAATATTGTTGGTAGTTTCACCGGAACCAATGCTAACCTATCTGGTAATTTAACTGCAAGTGGTGGCGAAATTACAGATTTAACAATCTCAGGAAATCTAACTGTGCTTGGTGATACCACAACTGTAGATGTTACACAGTTAGAAGTTGATGATCCTTTGTTGTATCTAAATAGAAATGCTGGTGACTCAAGTACTAATTCACTAGATGCAGGCTTACTAATTGAACGTGGATCAACTGAAAACCATGCTGGTATGATCTGGCAAGAATCCTCAGATCAATTTGTGTTTTTAACATCTAATGCAGTAACTTCTACAACAACAGTTGTTTCAAACATAGCATTAGCAAATATTCAAGCCAATGTTGCAACACTAACAGCAACACAGGCACAGTATGCTGACTTGGCAGAATTATATGAAAGTGATGCAGAGTATGAACCAGGTACAGTCATGGTGTTTGGTGGTGATAAAGAAGTTACACAATCTAACACAGCAATGGATCATAGAATTGCCGGAGTAGTTTCAACAGATCCAGCATACTTGATGAACAGCACACAAACAGGTACTACTGTTGCTGTTGCACTTAGAGGTAGAGTACCAGTAAATGTTGTAGGTCCGGTTAAAAAAGGTGATTTAATTGTTTCAAGTGATATTCCCGGCGTTGGTAAAGCATTTGATGGTGTAACAAACTGTGTGTTTGTTATTGGTAAAGCAATTGAAGACGATGATTCAGAAAATCTAGTAAGATTAATTACCTGTGTAATTTAATCATATATTAAATTTTCACCATTTATTTTTCTATAAAAATCGTTAAAAGTTTTTATCCATTTTTTCATGTCTTTAATTATTTCTTGCGTATGATAAAAGCTGAGAGGAAGTGTAAAAAACGGATAAGATTTTTTAGCATCGTTAAATTTGTATTCTATTTTTTCTAAACTGTTGATATCTGTTTCTATATCATGCATTAATTTTTTAAAAAAGATTTGATCATAAAACTTTGAAATAATAAATTGTTGATTGTTGTCAGGATGTTCTAAATCAAATTCCAATTCAAGTATATCAAAATACAATGCTCTTACTGGATTTATATCTCTTCTGTACTTGTTTAACACACTAGGAAAGCAGTATTCTGTGCTTTTGGTTATTAAGTTATTTGTGATTGTAAAATATGCATCTTCAAGATCGTATCTTATTTGCAAATCAATTTCGTTGTTGTCTTTGGTATGATAGTAGTAAGCATTTACCAATATTTTATGCAAACTTCTGGTTTGTTTTCTTGTCATACCAGAACAAAATTCATAAAATTTTGTTTTTTCAATGCCGTTTTCTTTGAGATATTTTAAAACAAAACCAGAGATAATTTGTTTTTTGCTAAACTCTTCAAGATCTCGAATCATTCGAATTTGAGTAATATGGTAAACATTGTTCATACTAAAAGTATTTACTTGTTTGCCTGCTGATATAGTTTTTTTAGTTTTCTAATATTTTTTTGGTTGTTTAATGTGATTTTAGCACCATTGTGTAAAGGTTTAGGATACTGCCCTATATCAAACCAAGCATATCCAGAACTTTCTCTATTGAGTGTTGGAATAAATTCATCTGGAGTAACTATCACATATGTGTAGTATGTAAAATTTTTGTCTTTGGAATTGTATGTGTCTAATGGGTTAAGTTTTTCCATTGGCGGAATAAACCCCATTTCTTCTTTAAGTTCTCTTTTCAGTGCTTCAATAGGTTCTTCATTTTTTTCAATCTTGCCACCCCAAAAACTCCAGGTATGCGGATAACTGACTTTGTTGCTTCGTAGATTTAACAACATTCTGCCGGTGCTTTTTGATAAAAATGTAGTGCCTACTGCTTTGTACATTCAGCTATTGTATGATGTTTTTTAAGAACTTGCAAGTTCTAATTTCCAAAAACCGTTTTTGTATTGACCTTGGTAACTGTCAATCCACTCAGCACCGGTCCATCTGTATTGTGTACTAGTATTTGAATTGGTAACATATTCTGTAGTACTTGTGTTTCTACTGTCAAAAACCACAGTCCATGCACCACCGGTAAATTCTATAATATCGTTTTCATTGGCAGAAAATCCCGCACCAAAACTGTTGGTATCACTAGGAATTGGATTGACTAAAAGATATCGCTGTCCGTTTGCTACTGTTGGTAAATTGTTTCCTGGATACGATTGTTCAGGATCTATAATTTTATCAACAGCACTGATAGTGTTGGTTGGCAAACTGTCGCTGTCAATTGTAAAAACCAATTTGTTATGATCAGTAGGATGTAATGCAATAGTACCAAAAATGTCGCTTGAACTGTCTTCTGGATCGTCACTTTGTCTTAATACTAACTTGCTAATACCGTCTTGTATTTCTCCATATATTGTCAAAAACTCTTTCCAACTTTCATTGTCGTTAGCACCGTAGGCACCTAATAAACTGACGTTTGTGCCAATAACACTAATCTGTGCATTTTCTGGTGTGACAATTTGTGTTGATATTTGTCCCGGAAAGTTCTCAAAGAAATCTATAAATCTTGGATCGTAATCTAAATCATCAATTGAATCTGTGTTGTTAATTCTTGTGATAATTTGTTTGATAATAGATTGTTTTTTGACTTTGGTTGGAGGACTCAACCAAATAGGTAAACTGAAAGTCAAAGTTGCAACATCTAATTGTGTATCAACACCCTGCGGCATTGCTCTAGAACTCCATACAATATCAATTAATTCAACGTTGGTGATATTAGTCCAGTCTAAAGGATTGTCATTTGCTTGTATTTCAATTGAAGGATTATACAGTGTAAGAATTTGTTCAAGCAATTGCATTTTTTGTTCGGTGTTTGAACACCAAATATCAACTGCCATATTAAGATTATAAGGAACCGGCATGTGTCTTTCTACGGTGTATAAGTTGCCAATTTCAGCAGTATATTGGCTGTTACTATTATCGTACTGTCTTTCAGAAACTTGTAATTTTTCAATCAGTTTAGGATCTTGCATTCTGTCTCGAGCAATCTGCAAGTTGGTAATATATACACTCATAAAAGGTGCTGAATTCATAACATTTTCAGAACTGTTTCTTAATATGTGTGCAACCATTCTACTCATATCTGCATATCTCACAGGCACTCTTATATAAGAATTACTGTCTGTGTTGTCTTTCTGTCCGGTTTTAACAGAGAAATTATCAAACAGTCTTATAAACTGTAAAATATATCTTCTTATTTGTTGATCATACCAGTATTGCATTAGTCAGCCTTTGGTTTAATAATTTTACTCAAATATTGTTGTTCTTTAGAATCTCCTGTAACAGAAGATGAATTTGTGTTGTTGATAAAACTGTCTAACACTTTAGAAGTTCTAGTGTACAAGCCTCTGATATCATCTGTGATTTTAATAAATCTGTTACCTTCTTTTCTAAACAGTCTGCTTGGCGAATAATCTACTCTCAAAACATAGTCGCCTTCTTGCAGTGTTGAAGGAAAACTTCTTCCTGTGTGTGCAATTTCAATACCGCCCGGAGGTGTAGCATCTTGTGATCTTTCAATTACTTTGTGTCCGTCAGCTTCTGAAACATACAAGTGACCCATTTCAACACCTTTACGTGGAACATTTTTTTCTGCTTCGTTAACGACTGCTTCATTAATATCAATTTCTGATTGATATGTTGAAATAATATTTTTAAGATCGTCTGCTTCTTCACCGGTGCCAAGAATATCTCTAAATTCTTGTGTGTCTTGCATAGCAACTGCTTTGCATCTCCATATGTGAGGCCACCATCCTGGATCATAACCTTCTGATCCTCTTGCGGCATCTTCAACCACATAAAATTTATTGATAGTTAAATTTTCTTTTGGTGTAAAACTTGTTACTGTTGCTGTTGCACCGCTGGCATCTCCAGTGATAGTTTCGTTCTGTTCAAAGTTGCCACTGATTGGTGTAATTCTAATAGTTTTTGCTTCGTGATTATAACTGACCACAGTAGCACTAACACTGCTGTTTGCACCTGTGATTGTTTCACCTTTACGAAACTTTTTACTAGGTTTAGAAGCCAGTGTAATACTTGCAGATTCCAGTCTAGTTTCATCATTTTGATGAGGTAACTCAAACACATCACCTGGTATAATTTTTCTACCAAGTCTTTCCATCATGTCGCCAATATGAAATGTTATATAGATAGTGTCAGCAGTTTGAAACAATCCAAATTGTGTTAAATCAAAATCTTGATCTGCAACGTTGTAAACACCACGCAAATCAAAAACATCTGGATCGTATTTTCTGTCTCTGTTTTCACCAAACAGCACATCTTGTATATTAAGTGTGCTTGTAATAGAGTTTTTAGGTTGATCTGAACTTGTTGAGTCTGTGTGTGTATGAGGTCCTATGTATTTGTGTAAAAACACACCAGTGCCACCCGCAAAAAAATGCTCTCTGATAACACGATCAGCAAATTTGTAGTCGTTTCCTTTGTTTGGCTTCCATAAACTAAGTCTTGGCATAAGATTGTCCTTCGTAGTATTTATTGATTTAAATTGATCAACTAAATAGTAATACAATGGCAAAACAGCAATCTAAAAGACAAGAACTTATTGACGATATACGTACTATCCTAGGTGATGGTATGGTTGACGTTGAACTTGATCCCAAACACTATGAACAAGCAATTGATCTAGCAGTAGATAGATTTAGACAACGCAGTTCAAACAGCACAGAAGAAGCATATATTTTTTTAACACTTCAAGCAGATGTTAAC